GGAAGACAAGATAGCAGAGATGCTTACTGGTAAGAAGATAGAGGTTAAGTCAGAGAAAGACATGTGGCAGCGTACTGGCAACATCTGCATTGAGTACCAGTCATGGGGTAAGCCTTCAGGGATTGAAGCTACAGAGTCAGACTATTGGTTTCACAACCTCTGTATAGGTGAAGAAGAATACTGCACGTTAGTCTTCAGCACCCCCGTCTTGAAAAAGATTGTAAAAAGACTTGACAAATTCAAAACAGTTAGTGGTGGCGACCATAACGCTAGTAGAATGTTCTTGGTTAACTTACAAAAGTTATTCTCAACAGATGTTATCAAAGCATTTAAGGAGTTAGAAGAAGATGAACAAGACGACTGAAACACTGGTAGACGACATCTACGCAATGATGGAGAGCAAGGATGCAGACCCCTCAGTTGACGTAGAGGCAGAGATAGAGAAGTTTGGTGAGAACGTAAAGGCTCTGATGCGCACAGAGTTCGGCAGGGAGAAGCGAGAAGATAAACGAACGCTACGCTTGTCGAACGTAGGACGCACTGATAGATTCCTCTGGAACGTAGTAAACGGAACCAAGAAAGAGAAGATTGAGCCACACACTTACGTTAAGTTTATGTATGGACATTTAGTAGAAGAGTTGTTGTTGTTCCTTACCCGTATGTCAGGCCACACAGTCACAGACGAACAGAAGCAGTGTGAGGTAGAGGGTATTAGAGGCTCTATGGATTGCAAGATTGACGGTGTTGTTACAGATGTCAAGTCTGCGAGCAGCTTTGGTTTTAAGAAGTTTAAAGAAGGTAAGATACTCAGGGATGACCCCTTTGGCTACGTAGACCAGATTAAAGCCTACGCCTACTCAGAAGGCGAGACTCAGATTGGTTGGTTAGCTATGGATAAAACAGTAGGTCACCTCACTTACCTGAAGTACGACTTAGCTGACCCAGAGTTTAAGGTTGACATGGAGTTCAACGGTACGATAGCTGATAGAATCAAGTACCTCAAGGAGATGGTAAAAAAGCCTGAGCCAGCAGCAGTGTGTCATAAGCCTAAGCCAGACGGTAAGTCAGGTAATATGCAACTGGCTATGGGTTGTTCTTACTGTCAGTACAAGCAGCACTGTTACCCTAAGCTTCGCTTGTTTAACTACTCTTACCAGCCTAAGTATCTATGCGAGGTAGTGAAGGAGCCAATCGTACAGGAGTTAAAGCTCAGTGACTAAGAAGAAAACGAAGTACAGGTCAGGGTTAGAGTCAGCGTTAGCAGACGCGCTAACCAAAGAGTTTATCTATGAGCCTTACAACTTACCTTACACAACACACAGGAAGTACACTCCTGACTTTGTAAACGAAGACAAGAAGATACTGATAGAAGCTAAGGGTTACTTCAGAGTAGGCGACACACAGAAGTACAAGGCTATCAGAGACTCTATGCCAGAGTGGGAGTTAGTCTTTGTGTTGTCCAACCCCTTGACAAAGGTACGTAAAGGTAGTAAGATGACTATGGGCCAGTGGTGTGAGAAAGAAGGTTTTCCATGCTTCACTGTTAAAACAAGTAGCGAACTACTACAGTATGTGAGAGATAAGAAATGTCACTAACATTTGAGGAATACAAGGAACAGTTCGTCAGGGAAAACGATGAGATACTTATCTTAGAGATACTCGAAATAGACGCTGACGACTTACTAAACGCTTTTGAAGATAGACTAATTAGGTACAGAGAAGAGGATTTAGAAGATGAACAATCTTAAAAAGTTGATTGCTGAAAACGAGCAGTTGTTCGATGAGTTAGAGTTTTGGAAGTCAACAGCTTTAGAACTAGGTTCGCCTGAAGACGCTTACGAAGAATGTTTACGAGACGTAGAGAGAATGCACCATGAAATGGATTATGACGACACAGGGGAGATACACGGATGAGCATTAATAACGCAACACCACAAGACTGGGATAGACTACAAAAGAAACATCCGGCAATAGATGAGTCTTTGATGAAGGTTTATATTGACATGGCAGACGCAGAGCTTAATCCTTTTGACGATGAAGAAGATGTTGTCAACAACCCTGACCACTACAACACTGGGTCAATAGAATGTATTGAAGGCATCAAAGCATCTATGTCTGCTGAAGCATTCGCTGGTTATCTCAAGGGCAACTGCATTAAGTACCTCTGGCGATACGACTACAAAGGTAAGCCAGTAGAGGATTTACAGAAGGCTCAGTGGTACTTAGCCCGACTGTTAAAGGAAGTAGAGTTTGACAATGAGGAGGATTGACTGATGTTTTATTTTACGTTATTGAGTTCTTGCGCTAGAAACTGTAAATACCAGAGCGAGTTATTTTTAAAACTAGGTACAGTGGGTAATGAATATTTGTATCAACTAGGAGAACGAACCAGAAGTTTTCTAGGCTTTTACTTCTGGATTGATAAAAACTCAGATTGGTCTGAAGGCGATGAGCCGGAGGCTTGGAATACATATATACTTTCTTTTGATTTATTGTGGTTCCAAATAGTGTTTGAGATGTACGGTAAGACTCTCTTAAAAGCCGCTTGGAGACATATAACTTGGAAAAAAGAAGAAGAAGAACACGAAGACTATGACTCACACTTAGGCTGTCAGAACTGGCCTGTTTGTGACTTGGAAGGCTGCGGAGGAGGTAAATAATGGCTACAGGACAGACACACGGGGGCAAGGGTTCAACAACCCGCCCCACAGACAAGAAGAAGTACGAAGATAACTATGATGCTATCTTTGGTAAGAAGAATAAAGACAAACCTAAATCAAAGGATAAGAAATAATGGAACAGTACCAACAGTTTATACATAAGAGCCGTTACGCACGCTGGATGAAAGAGGAAGGCCGCCGTGAGACATGGGCAGAGACAGTGCAGCGTTACGTAGACTTCTGGTCTAACCGTGGTCAGATAGACAACAAGACCGCTAAGAAGCTGTTTAACGCTATCCATGACTTAGAAGTAATGCCATCAATGCGCTGCTTAATGACAGCAGGTGAGGCTCTGGATAAAGATAACGTAGCAGGGTTCAACTGTTCTTACCTTGCAATTGATTCACCACGTAGCTTTGATGAACTAATGTACGTCCTTATGTGTGGCACAGGTGTAGGGTTCAGCGTAGAGCGTAACTTCATTACTAAGCTACCAGTCATCGCTGAGTCATTCCATCCGACTGACACTACCATTGTAGTTGGCGACAGTAAGATAGGATGGGCTAGTGCTTTCCGTGAGTTGATTGCTATGCTGTACGCAGGTAAGATACCTAAGTGGGACATGTCTAATGTTAGAGAAGCAGGCGCACGTTTAGAGACCTTTGGTGGTCGAGCGTCAGGCCCACAGCCTCTTGATGATTTGTTTCACTTCTGCGTAGGTATATTCCAGAAGGCAGAAGGGCGCAAGCTGACCAGCATTGAGTGCCACGATGTAGTCTGTAAGATTGCTGACATTGTAGTTGTAGGCGGCGTTAGACGTTCAGCTTTGATTAGCTTGTCCAACCTCTCTGATGGCCGCATGGCTAAGGCTAAGTCAGGTGCTTGGTGGGAGAATGAAGGTCACCGTAGACTGGCTAACAACTCAGTGGCGTACACAGAGAAGCCAGACTTCGAAGCTTTCCTCAACGAGATGCAGACCTTGTATGAATCCAAAGCAGGCGAGCGTGGTATCTTTAGTCGTGTAGCAGCACAGAAGATTGCAGGGCGTAATGGCCGTAGAGACCCTACCTACGACTTCGGTACTAACCCTTGCTCTGAGATTATCCTACGTAGCAATCAGTTCTGTAACTTGTCAGAGATTGTTGTACGTGCAGACGATACGCTCAAGACACTCAAAGCTAAGGCTGAGGTTGCAGCTATCATTGGTACACTACAGGCAACCTTGACAGACTTTCGTTACCTACGTAACTGCTGGAAGAAGAACACCGAAGAGGAAGCACTACTGGGTGTCAGCATGACAGGTATCATGGACAACGCTACTCTGAGCCGTCCTGAGTCACCTATGCTGGCTGTGTGGCTAGAGGAGATTAGAGATGTGGCTGTTGCAGTCAACAAGAAGTGGGCTGAGAAGCTTGGGATTAACCAGTCTACTGCTGTTACGGCTGTCAAGCCATCTGGCACTGTGTCTCAGCTTGTTGATAGTGCTAGTGGGATTCACCCTCGCTTCTCTGAGCATTACATTCGGCGTGTACGTTCAGACAAGAAAGACCCACTTGCAAGCTTCATGTCAGCAGCAGGGTTCCCCGTAGAACAGGACGTAATGTCAGAGTCATCGTTAGTGTTTGGTTTCCCTGTCAAAGCACCGAAGGGCAGTACGACAGTGAAGATGGTAGGAGCTATGGAACAGCTAGCACTTTGGAAGACTTACCAGAATCATTGGTGTGAGCATAAGCCAAGTATCACTGTATACTATACAGACAGCGAGTTCCTGCAAGTAGCACAGTGGATATGGGATAACTTTGACATCTGTAGTGGTATTAGTTTGTTGCCTGTTAGTGACCATACATATCAGCAAGCTCCTTATGAGGACATCACTGCTGAGAAGTACGAGGAGTTACTAGCAGCTATGCCACAAGGTGTTAATTGGAATGACCTAATCTACTTCGAGCAAGAGGATAACACAACAGGCTCTCAGGAGTTAGCGTGTACTGGTGGAGCGTGTGAGATAGTTTAGTAAAACTAAGGGGCCTCGCGGCCCCTTTTTTACGTCTACTGGTCTTCTAATTCAGCCCTAAACTGAGCCGCTTCGTAGTCATTCATTCCTCTAACTAAGTCATCAATAATAGTAGCCGCTGCTTTCTCCATAGCAGATGTAGACTTAAACTTCACCTTGTCAAAAGCTAACATCTTGTTTACTACTTTAGGGTTAAAGGCTGCTTTAGCTAAGAACACAGGAGTGGCTAAAACTGCCGCTAAGCCCACTCCTGCCGTTAAGAAGCCACCTCCCGCCCCAGCCACAGTTGGCAGTACAACCTGCATGACTTTTCCTGCTCCGCTGTACTCCTTACTACGTAAAAACAAAGTACCTAAATTACCGTCAGGTTTAAAACTAGCTTCAGACATTACGTTCATTAACTGTTTAACTCTAGGATAATCCTTACCCATTATAACTTTCAACATGTCAGCATTAGCAGGCTTGCTGTACTTTTCAGC